GTGACTGGTGTGAAAGTTGCACTGCCCTTGTGGAAAATTATGATGGAACATGGGAAATACTTAAAAAATAATTGACTTTCTTCTAAAAGTATAGTATAAATAGAGGGTGCCATGCTTCGGATGGCATATTTTAAACACTCGCTTAATAGGAGCAAATAAATGAAATTTGATACAACAAGTTTACCGCACATCGATCGTTATTTTGTTGGCGCTGATCGCGTCATGAAAAGGTTGGCAGATATTGCTGATCAATCGACGCTGATGATGCCAATTAAATATCCCCCATACAATATCAAGAAAGTCGATGAGAATCGCTACGTAATCGAACTGGCAGTTGCTGGTTTCGGTAAGTCGGAGATTGATATTGAATTGCAAGAAGGCAAGTTGTCCATCCAAGGAAAGTGTGACTCGCCTGAATCCACTGAATATCTCTATAAGGGAATTGCTGAACGAGGATTCAAACGTGAATTCACTCTCGCAGATAACGTCGAAGTAAAGAGTTCTTCTCTGGTAAATGGTATGCTGAAGATCTTTCTCGAGGCATTTATTCCGGAAGAAAAGAAAGCAAAGAAAATCGACATCACTGATGAGGATAGTGAGTATCCATCGCAAGCTGCCGAATTCTTAGCAGAAGGTAAAACAAAGTAATTTAAGACTGGTGGGTGGGAGTAATTCTCACCCACCATTAACAATGAAGGTGAATACATGAGCAATATTAGATGCGTGAAACTACTCAGCGGTGATGAAATTATCGCTGATATCGATGAGACAATTGATGGTCTTATCATTCTAAAGAAACCTATGCAGATTATGATGATTCCTAATCAGAACAATCAATTCGGTATAGGTCTAGCGCCATTCTGTCCATATGCGAAAGATGACATGGTTCCTCTTCGCTCTGGTGCAGTTATCACAGTTTTTGAACCAGAGACTGGAATGCTAAACGAGTATAATACTCGCTACGGATCAGGTCTGGTTGTTCCAGAAAGTAAGATTATCATATGAAACCATTAATCGCCGCACTATTTCTGTTTGCTCTGCCGACTGCTGCTAATGCGTCCCCATGCGATCAGTTCTACCCGAACGGTAAGGAAATCGTAGTACCAAACACTACCGTTCTTTGCAACTCTTTCTTTGCAATTGTTTATGACGATGCTCGTAATGCAAATGTTTTCTCGACTGAGATTGCACAGGAACGAGTAAAGAAAACTCCGCGCACTGACGACTTCCGTCCAGATAAACGCATCGCTGATTCGCCAACCCATGCTGACTACACCAACTCTGGTTACGATCGTGGGCACATGGTTCCTGCTGCAAACGCAGACGATGCCAATGAAATGTCAGACACTTTCTTGATGACGAACATGACTCCGCAGTTGCCTTCGGTGAACCGTATAGCATGGAAGAATCTTGAAGAGCGTGTTCGGTCAGTTCCCTTCAAGTGGGTTGTGACTGGTGCGCATTACTCTAAGAATCCAACATTGATTGGTAAGAGTAAAGTTCCTGTTCCAGACTTTCTCTATAAGGTTGCATTTTTCGAGAGTGGAAATGTTGCAGTCTATATCGTAGACAATCTAGTTCCTAAGTCACAGGTTTCAACCATGAAACTGGAAGAACTCGAAGCGAAGTTAGGATATAAGTTACGATAAATCCCTTTACTTTTGTTATGTTTTAAAGTATAGTAGTATTTGATAATGAGGGATTTACATGAAATTTTATACATGCGCACACCAATATGGTTCCAAGGTTTTAGTCCGAGGCGTCCATAACGGTGTGCGCTTCACCAAACGAGATGACTTCAGTCCCACCCTGTTTGTAAAATCCAAGGGTGGCGAAAAAACACAATACAAGACGTTATATGGTGACGATCTTCAACCAATTGAGTTTGAAGATAACAATGCTGCCAAGCAGTTTGTCCAGACCTATGGTCAAGTAGACAACTTTGAGATCTTTGGGCAAACCAACTATGGTTACCAATACATCACAAAGAAGTATCCTGGAGAAATTCAGTGGGACATGTCTCAACTTAATATTCAGACTGTCGATATTGAGACCTCTGCAGAGCATGGGTTTCCTGATGTAAACAATCCTATCGAAGAAGTTCTTCTAATCACGGTCAAGAATCTCATCACTCGTCAGATTATCACATTCGGTTGTGGTGATTTTGATGACAAGAACTCTGAGATTGTTCAGACCCTGAGGGATGCTGGCAACAAGTTTCTCTATGTAAAATGCGATGATGAACGCGACTTGCTAGAAACCTTTCTGCGTTTCTATTCTGATGATCATCCAGATATTATCACAGGTTGGAACTGCGAACTGTTCGACATTGCGTATCTTATCTCGCGGGTGGATCGTCTGTTCTGCACCGAAGAAGATACAACCATGCGAAAGAAGTTCTCGCCATGGGGTCTGGTTCGTCGTAAGAATTTGACAATCATGGGTCGCGACCATATCTCATATGACATTACTGGTGTCGCAGTTATCGACTATCTCGATCTCTATAAGAAGTTTACATACGTTCGTCAAGAGAGTTATAAGTTGGATCACATTGCCAAGGAAGAACTTGGTAAGAAGAAACTTGAGCATCCGTATGAAACATTCCGCGAGTTCTATACAAAAGACTGGACACGGTTCGTCGAGTATAACATCATCGACGTTGAGATCGTCGACGAACTTGAACGCAAGATGAAACTCATTGAACTTGTGCTTACAATGGCATACGATGGTAAGTGCAATTATACTGATGTGTTCTCACAGGTTCGCACATGGGATTGTATCATCTACAATCACCTTAATGATCAAAATATCCAGATTCCCCAGAAGAAAGAAAACAGGGGTAGGACTATTGAAGGTGCGTATGTGCAAGAACCAAAACCAGGAAGGTATGACTGGGTTGTTTCTTTTGATGCTACATCGCTGTATCCATCAATCATCATGCAGTATAACCAATCACCTGAAACTATTGTTCAGAATGGTGCAAAAGATACGACAGTGAAGGGGTTGCTCGGTCAAAAGTATGACCTCGAAGATCTCAAGGATGCTGATCACTGCATGACTGCGAATGGTTATTGCTTCACTCGTAAAAAGATGGGTATGTTCCCTGAGATTGTTCAGAAGTTCTTTGATGATCGTCAGAAATATAAGAAACTGATGATTATTGCTCAGAAAGAATATGAGCAAACTAAGAATCCTAAACTGAAGAATGATATCTCAAAGTATAACAACTTCCAGATGGCAAGAAAGATTCAGTTGAACTCACTGTTTGGTGCGTTGGCAAATGAATATTTCCGTTACTATGATTCCCGCATTGCCGAGGGTATCACGATGACTGGTCAGTATATTATTCAGAAGGTTGGTACGGCACTTGACGTCTATCTCAATAAGGTCGTAGGAACAAATGGACACAACTACTCTTTCTACTCTGATACTGATTCTTGTTATATTTCCTTGGACCCTCTTGTTCGTAAGTATTATGGCAATCTGGATCGCGATAAACTCATTGATGTTCTCGATAAAATCTGCGAAGAGAAAATCACAGAGGCAATCAACAAGAGTTGCGATGGACTTGCGGACTACACGAATGCATTTCAAAAGAAGATTATCTTCAAACGTGAAGCAATCGCGGAACGTGGTCTCTGGGTTGCAAAGAAAAGGTATGCACTCAATGTCTACGATAACGAAGGCGTCCGATACAAAGATCCGAAACTCAAAGTCATGGGTCTCGAGATCGTTCGTTCCTCGACTCCAGCACCTGTTCGTGAAAGTCTTAAAGAAGCAGTAAGACTATCGTTGACTGCAGATGAAGCAACTCTACAGAAGTTTATTGAGCACACTCGTGCGTTGTTTAATAAAATGGAACCTGAAGATATTGCTTTCCCGCGAAGCGTCAATGGACTTGCTAAGTATACATCAAGAGCAGACATATATGGCAAAGGAACACCGATGCATGTTCGTGGTGCTTTGATGTATAATCACCTGCTCGAGAAGCACAATCTTAGTATGAAGTATGAAGCAATTCAAGAAGGCGAGAAGATTAAGTTCCTATACTTGAAGGAACCAAATACTATTCGTGAAAATTGTATTGGTTTTATTGGTAAAATACCAAAAGAGCTTGACATACATCGGTATGTAGATTATAATACAATGTTCAATAAGAGTTTTCTTGAACCATTAAAACAAATTGTAGAAGGCATTGGTTGGAATACAGAACCAGTTGCCACGTTAGAGGATATGTTTACATGAATGCACTAATAGATAAAATTAAAAAGAACAGCACCATTAAGGAGACCAACGTTCTCTCTAAGAGTAAGTTGTTCAGCACTAAGGATCTGATCCAGACATCAGTTCCTGCCTTGAATGTTGCCTTGTCTGGTAAACTGGATGGTGGTCTGACTCCAGGATTGACTGTCTTTGCTGGTCCATCGAAGCACTTTAAAACAGCGTTTGCTATGATGCTTATCCAGAGTTTCCAGAACAAGTATCCCGATGGTGTCATTCTGTTCTATGACTCGGAGTTTGGTGCACCACAGTCATACTTTGAGAACTTTGGTATTAATACTGACATGGTTATTCACACACCAATCACTGACATTGAACAGTTGAAGCATGATGTCATGCAGCAAATTAATCAGTTCGAACGTGCCGATAACGTTATGATTGTTGTTGACTCTGTTGGTAACTTGGCATCCAAGAAGGAAGTTGATGATGCTCTCGATGGTAAGTCGGTTGCAGACATGACTCGTGCTAAGCAGATGAAGTCGCTGTTCCGTATGATCACGCCACACCTTACCATTAAGGATATTC